TTGTCGTCCTTGTTCTTCTCCAGATATTCATAATCTGTTGAACGATATTCCGGCGTCCTCCACCACTCATAGAAAAGATTTATGCAGCTTCCTTTATCCCATAAGTCTTTAGCTTCGTTATATCCGTTAGCTGTAGTCTCGTAGACAGAGAAGCAATCTGCGGTGGCGGTTTCTCCGATAGAGCTTTGCAAGTCTGCTAAACTCACTTCAAAGAACGCAACTTCTGAATAGTGAATAAAGTTAAGTGTTTTAGAACGACCTACTTCCTTTGTCGCCGTCGCAATACGCCAAGAGCTATTTAACTTGTCGAAGAATAATTCCTTCTTTGAGTTAAATTTTTCGTGCGGCTTCAATATGTCTGGAAGCCTTTCGTAAACCATACGAGCCTTATCATTAAAGATTGACTTCGTATTGTCGTCTGCGTTTGCCAGAGTAAATCCAGAGAAGTTTCTGCTCACAATAGCGTTGCATAGCTGAATCGCTGTTATAAGCGTCGTGAATCCTTGCTGTCTTCCTTTTAGAATAAAGTAAGGTCTTCCTCTTCCGTATTTCTCTGTTTGTGCTATGAAGTCTTGCTGGACTTCATTTAGAAAGAACGGCACAGTCTTTTTGTTTTTATCAACAACTGTTAGGACTGCTTCGATAAGCAAATAAGGCTTTGCTTGAACTTCCGCCATAATGCTAGGACTCTCCAATATCCACCTTGCAGCGTCTCTTGTGTAAGCTTCGTCTTGATTCGGCTTAACGCCTTCGAGATATTCCTTCCAGAGTTTTTTCCTTTTCTCTGTTATGTCTGCAATCGTCAACATTTTTAATAATCCTCAAATCCCTTAATCACGGTCTCTTCTCTTGATGTAGCTTCTCCGTTAGCTAGAGCTTGTTTGTCGTAGATTGTTCCTATTAAGGTTGACAACTCACTCAACTTTGGACTCTTGAAGCTTTTAATCTCTTTAACCACATCAAGCAAATCAAACCACATAATGCCGGTCTCCTCTGTTATCTTGCCGGCGTTCTCTTTAATTGCATTTGCAAGTCTGTCTAGCTGCTCTTCCAGATGTCTAGCTCTACTCATACGCTTTTGAGCCACTGCTAAAGAGTCTTCAATTAGCTGCCACGCATTATCCACGAACTCTAATTTCTTTTTTTCTCGAAGTTCTACGAGGTTTTTGTTTGAATCCTTCGTAGTTGTCGAGGTTTCGCCTTCGTCTTCCTTCTTCCCTTCGAGCTGCTTTTTACCCTCTTTAATAAACTTGTCTTCCCAAGTCTTCACGGTTGAATAGGGCAATCCTAGCTGTTTTGCCACATAAGAAGCGTTATTGCATACTAACAACGCAAACGCTTTCTCTTTGAGTTCTTGCTTGTGCTTTTTGCCCGGTTGCTTCTCCATAACGCCTCCTCCTAGTCTTCTTCATTATAATTGTAAAATAAAAAAACCGGTGTTTAGTGGTGTATTTGAAAAAGACGACCTTGAAAGCCGTCTTTTAACCTATTTTTAAGATGTTTGAATTTTTCTTTTTAATCTAATTATTGCCTTATCCAGACGAGTTTTTATTCCGTCTAGCGAATAGTGCATTTCTTCAGCTGTACGCTGCATTGTCTTTCCTTGTATGTAAAACTTCATAATTGCAACTCTGTCGATTTCGTCTTCCAGCTGATTTATTATACCTAAATAAAACTCCTCAAGCCTCTGCAGTCTGGTTATATTCAATTCCGCCTTCAGAGAATCAAGGACTTGCTTCGTCCTTGTAATATCCTTTTGGATACTTTGTGATTGCTTTTGTGCTTTAAGCCAATCTAACCTTTTTAAGTATTGAGCTTCTGATTCCAGATAAGTGTTTATAGCTGTCTGTTTCAATTTAATAAAATGAAGCTCCTTCTTAATTTGTTTGATTGACTTACTCACTAGGCTGTTCGTCTCCTTTGTTAATATCTATAACTTGACAAACAAACTCTATTGAGCTACTTGTTGCAATCTTCTTTCCGTCCTTCTCAAGAGTAAAATAACCGAATATTTTGTTCTCGTGATAAGGAAGGTGCATTGTAAGCTCCAAGCCGTCCGCTTCTAGCTGTTTTTTAAGTCTAGCTCTAGCTGCAGCTCCTTTTCTGTCTCTTTGCTCACATCTGTCAGTCTCATAGCCTCTCTTCTTTAGAAAAGCATAAGCTAACATATCCATAGCTTTAGCCATATCCGGCGTAAGCATTTTTTCAATATCTACTTCTTTTGTTTTTAGCTTTTTATCTGCCATAAAATTTTCTCTCCTTTATAACTTTACTAATTTCTTCGTCTGCAATAATTTTAAGCTCTGTCTCGAGCTCTTCTGTTAATTTGATTTTTGTTGCAAATTGAGGCTTTTCTATAGGGTCGCACCAATCGTTGTTGTTTTTTACTACGACCACTCCTCCAGATATTATTTTGGCAAGCTTGTTTATTTGCTCCTTTGCTTTTTCAAGCTCCAAATATTCTTCATAATCGATTAGTATTTGTTTCATAATTACTCCTCCAATAAAGTTATTGCTATTATTGTTCCGCAAGGATTATACAATTCAAATAGTTTTATCGCTTCTGCTTGACTGTCTGCACCAACCCTTTCGACTAACACTCTGTCGTTTGGTGCTATATATGCAATTAAATAAGTGTTCATTTAGTCGGCGTCCTCCACCTTAATTATTCGTGCGTTTTTGTAGAGTCTGTATTTTTCAATATGATTAGCCTTGTGAATAACTAAAACTGAATTTTTTAACTCTTCGCATTGAGTATAGTTTTCGTGAATATGGATAATTTTTTCAACACCAACCAAGCAAGTTTCTTTATTTTTTTCTATATCTTTTATGTAAACTTTCATTTTTGCTCCTTAAAGTTTTGAGATTTAGGACAAGTCGCCCAATGCGGAATATGTCCTATAATTGTTTCGCCTTGCTCTGTGACGATTGTGGTCTTTTCAGAATTGCAAGGCATAATTTTTTGATTTTTTGTTTTTATCCAGAGAATTTCTGCTCCGCAGCCTTTACATTTACTCATTTACGACTCCTTTTAATCTTCTTCTTTTTTGATTAAATCAAATAGTGTTAATTGATTATTTATGAGATTTACTTGCTTCTCTATCTCGTCAAACGAAGTGCCATACTTAAATCCTCGTGAAACAAATTGACTGCTGTCTTGCTGATAAAGTTTGTTTAAGTCAAGCAGCTCTTGCCACAATTCGGGATAATGTTTTTGCAGTTTAGCAAATTCTTCTATATGTGCGTTAGGACAAAAGAAACACCCTTGCCTCATTCCGCCCATATTATATAATGGACTTAAAAGACCATATTCTTCGCATAGCTCTTTTGCCATTTTGCAAGTGTAGCCGCATTGTTCTAAAATACTTATCTGATTTTTTCGTTTATGTAGTCGTTCTAGGCGTTCTGTCTCCTCTGTACCAATTCCGACAATGCTTTGCCAGCCGCTTCCGTTAAGACTTTTTTCCAAGCGTTTAATAGGATTAACTTTTTCTCCGTTCATTTTACACATACCGCCTAACAGCCAACCATAAAACTTTCCATTATATTTTTTGTTTCTGCATTTATTCCCCCTTTTCTTAAAAAACCAATATTTATAATCCTTGTCGCTAGAGACTACTTTAACCTTATATCCCCAGCTTTCAAATACGGGTATTGCTTTTTCAAAAATAAACTTAATGTGTAGCGGGTGGTCTGCGTAAATTTGTTTCTCTTTGTCAAAATAAGGCAAAGAAATCACTATCAGGTCTATTTTTATATTGTTTTTATGTGCAAGAATAACGCTTGCTGTGCTATCTTTGCCACCGCTCCAAGATAAATATGTTTTAACTTTTTGCTCTTTCATTCATTATGTTGCCCTTTTTGTTTCTCCAATCTATTCAACAACACATACACGGTCTTTCGATTGAGGATTTTTAGGTTTTTGGAGATTATATTTTTCATATCCTTAACAGAAGTCACTCTGTCAAGCGAATATCTTTTCTCCATTTTTGCAGATTTATGATTTGAGAATCTTAAAGTCTGCTCAACTCCGTTGCTGTTCTTCAGAGTTAAATAAACGCTTTCTGTTGAGACGCTTTGTTTTAGAGAATATTCTACAGAAGGGAAGTTGAATTTCATAATCCTTTGAATTTCTCTGCAAGCTATTTCTCGAAGCTCTTTTGAAGTGTCTTCGATAGCTTGACCGACAGAATCTTTGATTCCTTCTTTATTAAGCTCTCTTTCTAAATTCTTCTCAAGCTTTCTTTTTATAGCTTCGATTTTAGATATTTTCTTTTTAATATCTTGAAGTTGAGATTCAGAACAATATTTTTTGTCGTCAATAGTTTTCTGGTGTCTATCAATAGCTCTTTGATATTCGTCTCTTTTAGAGATAAGATTTGCTATTCTATCTTCATATTGAACAACATCTGTTTCCGTGATTTCAGTTTTAGGCTGCGGCTTTTTCTTTCTGGTTATAAATTGCTCAATCTTGTGCTGATATTTGAATATCAATATCAACCAGAAGGCACAAACACTTCCAAGAACAAACCAATCAACCAAGCTTAAAACAGACCAATCAATCACTCCGCTTCCTAAAAAGCAAATCGAGCCAATTCCAATCGTTCTGAAGATTGCTACTACTACAGCAAAATACCAATAACGCATTTTTGTCATACCCGCCACCAGACATAAAGCGTCGTCCGGGAAGATAGGGAATAAAAACATTAGTGGCAATAGCATTTTTGATTTAACATCAAGCAAGTTTTGAGCTTTTTCCAAGCTCTCTTTTCCTACAAGCTTTACAGCTGCTTTTTCTCCTAAAGTATTTCCAATTAAGAACATAAGAGACGAAGCCGTAAAAACAGATATTGTGCTAATAATAAAACCTTTAAGCGTTCCAAATAATAATATTGAAACAGCTATGAAGGTGGCGGAAGTTCCGGGAATAAAGCATAATAGAGTTGAAGCCAAAACAAACAACACTATAAATACAATCCAACCTAAAGCTCCACACTTTGAAATAATTTCTCTTATACCTTCTATGCTTGTGACGCCTAAAGCTTTAAGCGTGAAATATATTCCAACACTTAAAGCTGCGACACATAATAATAGAAGTGATATTTTAATCCACTTTTTCACTCTTTGTCTCCTTATCCGACAACAACTACGCTTCCTTGTTCTACTTCTTCAGCTAGCTGCTCCAAGAAATAAGTTTTTATGGCATTTTTTGCTTCGATTTTCCAAGCTCCGCCGTCAGCTTCGTATAAAGCATAATCTCCACCATTTCTAATTCTAAATAAAAACTCGCTAGCTGGTTGAGCAACTTCATTGAAAGTTCTGAAAGGCATAAGCTTTCTTATAGGAGCAACTTTTGCAGAGGTTGCTAAAGAAGCTCCTTGTTGCATAGTGACTTTTTGAGTTATTCCGTCGTCTTCAGTCTCGACGCTGTTGCTGTTTGTGATTTTCTTTAACACCTCAAGAAGATTTTGAGTATCTTCATTTTGAACAAATTGAGAGCGAAGAGCAATAACGAAGTCTTCGTAAGAATAATAGCTTCCAAATCTAAAAACTCTGTTATCATAAACAGCCTTGTAAGGATTCTCTCTTTCTTTATGCTCGTCCATTGATGTTAAAATTGAAACACAAGTTTCGCTTTCGATATTTATGTAAAGTGGAAGTTTGAATCTGTTTGCCTCATTTTTAATCATAGCAACAATAGAGCTTAAGTCGTTAAATTCTATTTTTGAAGCTTTGTCTGTGTGTCTAATAAGCCTCAAATCTTGATTGCTATATTTTTCTCCGTTAATTTCTGTGATTGTGATGTTTTCTTTAATTATTTTTTCAATATCTCTTACAATGTTTTCCATATTAAATATTCTCCTCGTCTTTAATTTCTTTTAATTCAACAAATTTTGTGTGGTGTATTTCTCCGAACAAATCTGCTTGTCCGTCTTGCAATCCGGTTATTTCATAACCGGCAATTTTGCCTCCGATATTTTGTACTGCCATTTGTGTATATACAGCTGATGTAGGACTTAATTTTTTCTTAACTATCGTATTTAAGCTCACAGCTTGTCTATTGTTGATAGGCGTAATTGTTATTTCTACGGTCAGCTTTCTAGGCTTCTCGTCGGTGTTTGGATTTTTTATATTTTCCATAACCTTAATCAATTCATAATTTATTCTTTCTGTCATAGCTCCGTTAGCAAATTCTAAAACACTATTTACTTGTTTCATTTTTCCCTCCATATAACAAAGTTTTAATTTTGGCTAATTTTTTATCAGTTCTTTTTCGCTGTCTCTTTTTGATAAGCAGAGCTTGTCTAGCTTTTAGAATCCAGACATTATCTCTAGGCTCAACAGCTTCGCC